TCCAAACATTTTTGGGGATGAAATTCCCCAAAGACATACACCTTTTTTATTAAAATGTCTATTGGAACACATATGCATTAAAGAGCTATCTATGGATATAAAAGCAGAACAGTATTTAGCATATACCATAAAAGATTCATAATTTTCTTGAGGCATTTCTAAACAACCAACAATTTTAGGTTGGTGCTCTAATCTATAATTTAAAATATTCATAAAAGGGTATTTGTTTTTTAAAATATCTACAACCTCTTGACCATAATTGTATCCTCTATTTATTTCTTTAATATTACTTTCTCCTCCTTGAAATTGCACCATTATAAATTTATTTAATTTTATAATTTCAGATCTTAATTTTTTTTCTAATGATTCATTTATATATAAATCAGGTTCTCTTATATATTCTTCAACACCATATAATTCTGCAAATGAATCTATTAAATGTATATCTCCTTTTAAAAAATTACTATTGTAAGGTTCTCCACAAATAATATTTTTATATTTTTTATAATGATAATGAGAGGTATCTGTTAAAAAACTATTGTCATATAAAAATTGTCTTACTACTTTTGGGTGATATTTAAATACTGGGTATAAAGAACTTCCTATACAAATCTTATTTTTTTCTTGTTTGTATAAACCATTGATTATTGCAGTAAATGCAATTTGTTTACCTAGACCTCCATATACAAAATATAAATTTGGTTTACTCATAACAAAAATTAGCCATTGCGTATCTCGTTGCAGTATTCTCACTAAATTGTAAAGAAGCATGATACAACTTTGCATCAAAAATTATAGCCCTGTTTTCTTTAAATCCAACATGTGTATTTATTACAGCTTTATTTGAAGGAACAACATCATAAAACCCTGTTCCACTATTAACAAGATGTTCCCCTTTTAAATATATTAAACAATTAAAATAATTATCATCATTGTGAGGAGTTGGGTCTTTGTGTTTTGTACTTAAAAAATATGAAGATTCAGTTTTATCTGGATTGTATTTAAGATCATATGTTTTCAAATTGTCATGCATTTCTTTTAAGGCAAAATGATTCTTATCTATATTTTGATAAAAGTATATTTTTTGATATATGGTATTTTTTTGATCGTTAAATCTGTTAGTAAAATTAATAGCTGACAGTTGATTCTGTATTTTTTCTAGAGTTTCTGATTTAAAAAAATTATCTTTTACTATTATTTTGTCTTTTATATCCATATATATTTTGTTTTTTTTCCGACTTTCATTATGTATAAAACTAATATATAAAGCACTATATGCTACAAAAATTAAATTTCAAGCCTGGTTTCAATAAAATGGTTACAGATTCGGGAGCCGAATCTCAATGGGTTGATGGTGATTTTGTTAGATTTAGATATGGTTTACCTGAAAAAATAGGTGGATGGAATCAATTAAGTATTGCAGGAGAGACTCTACCAGGAGCAGCTCGTGCACAGCACACTTGGACATCACTTGCTGGTGAAAGGTATGCAGCAATTGGAACATCACAAGGTTTATTTTTATATTATGGTGAACAGTTTTTTGACATTTCTCCATTAGACACAGCGATAACAGGATGTACTATTTCTACAACTACTTCATCAACAACAGTAACTATTCACAAAGGTTCTCATGGTTTACTTGCGGGAAGATATATTACGTTATCCTCTGTTACTGTTACAGGTGCATCTGATTTTACTGCAGCAGAATTAGAACAATCTTATGAAATTTTAACAGCGGCTACAGATAGTTTTACTATTCAAGCTTCACGTGCTGAAGGAGGATCTGGTATGTCTGCAGCTGGAGCTGCAACAGTCAATCCTTATGTTACGGTAGGACCAACTAATCAAACAACTGGTTATGGTTGGGGTACGTTAACATGGGGAGCTGAAACATGGGGCACAGAAAGATCTACAAGTTCTGTAGTTCTAGATCCAGGAAACTGGAGTCTTGATAATTTTGGAGAAGTATTGGTTGCAACCATTAGAGATGGAGAAACTTTTACTTGGAATGCAGGAGCAACAAGTGCTAGAACAATTAGAGCTTCGAAATCAACATCAGGTTTTTCTACATCAGCTAATCCAACGGCATCAAGATTAACACAAGTGTCTGACAGAGATAGACATCTATTTCATTTTGGAACCGAAACAACTATTGGTGATCCTACAACTCAAGATCCAATGTTTATTAGATTTTCAAATCAAGAAGATTTAAATACATATACACCTACATCTACAAACACAGCAGGTACATTTAGATTAGATAAAGGAAACAAAATTGTAGGAGCTGTATCAGGTAAAGATTATACTTTAGTTTTAACAGATAGCTCTGCATATTTAATTCAATTTGTTGGTCCACCATTTACATTTAGTGTTAGACAGATTGGTACAAACTGTGGATTGATTGGACAACATGCATTAACTTATTCTGATGGTAAAGTATTTTGGATGTCAGGTGAGGGTGGTTTCTTTTTGTTTGATGGTACTGTAAAATCATTACCATGTCTTGTTGAAGATTTTGTATTTACAACAACAGGAGATAATTTAGGTTTAAATTTTAATGCAAATGATGTTATCTATGCAGAACACAATACACTTTATGGAGAAGTAAATTGGTTTTATCCAAAAGATGGATCAGACCAGATTGATCGATGTGTGACGTATAATTATAATGAAAATGTTTGGACAACTTCATCATTAGCAAGAACTACTTACGTTGATACTGGAGTATTTAACGTGCCCTATGCAACAGAGTATAATTCAACTGCAACACCAGTATTTGCTGATATATTAGGAATCACCAATACTTATGGAGCATCAACATACTATGCTCATGAGGTTGGCACAGATCAAGTTAATAGTTCGGGAACAACATCAATTAACGCTTTTATACAATCTGGAGACTTTGATATTACACAGAGAAGAAGTGCATTAGGAGGATCAACCGGCCTTGCAGATTACAGAGGAGATGGTGAATTCTTTATGTCTGTTAAAAGATTTATACCAGACTTTAAAGTTCTTACAGGTAATTCAAAAATAACATTGTTGTTAAATGACTATCCAAACAACACAGCTGCAAGCTCACCGCTTGGTCCCTTTACAATTACATCAACTACTGATAAGATAGATACTAGGGCAAGAGGAAGACTTGTTGCTCTTAAAATAGAAAATGATAGCACAGGCGAGACTTGGAGATATGGTACTCTAAGACTTGATGCACAACCGGACGGAAGAAGATAATGGCAAATATTTACGACAATCCTTTATTACAAAATATACTTTTTCCTAAGACTCCTGAGTTGGGAGAAAATTTATATAATCCTCCTGGCATAAGAATGCTTGCAAGTAGAATAAGACCTGAAGTAGATACAGAACCACTTTCTTATGCTGGACTTTCACCAATTAATTTAATGCCTGATCTAAATTACCCTGAGTTTGCTGAAATAGACAAGGGTGCTACAGGAACCATTCCAACACTTGCACTTAATAACACAGGTATTATGAGTCAAGCTCCTTTAGGATTTGATACATCTTTTGGTGTTGCAAATGAACCTGATGAAGAACAAGTAGAATTTTTAGGAAGTCGACCTAATAAATTTCAAAAAGGTATTGCAAAATTATTTGAACTGTTTCAAAGATTTTCACCAACAGCTGCAATTGGAAGAGGCATTGAAAGTATTAGAAATAGATTTGATACAAGAAAAGCTATTCAAAGAGACATTCAAAGAGATCCTCAAGGAATTATTAATCAAGTAGTAAGTCCTAGAATTATGAATATACAACCAACAGATCAGGATAGAGGAAGAGGACAAATATCTAGTCGAACAACTAGCGCACCTAGAAGACCTTCAAGTAATGCGTATTCAGAGGCGAAAAGGAGTTTTTTTAGAGACTAATGGCTAAGATATCAGTTAATATACCTGAACCAAAAGAAGAGTATGATGTATCTAATCAAAGACAAGTTTTAGAAGCATTGGATACTGTAAAAAATCAACTTAACTTTTCTTTTCAACAAGACTTAAAAAACGAACAAGAAGCTTTTAATTATTTTTTATCATGACAATAAGATACAAGAATCAAGGTTTTAAACAATCTGGCACAGGAAAAACTACAGTGTTCACATGTCCTAGTGATGGAACAGCTATAGTTAAAAGTATTTACTGTGCAAATAATGATGCATCATCAGCTATCTTAGTTAACATGAATTTTGTTGACTCATCAGATTCAAGCGCTGAATATGAATTTTTTAGAGATGACGTAGCTGCTAAAGAACAAGTAAATGCTACACCTCAAGGCTTGAATTTAGAAGCAGGAGATGCTATAACTGTGCAAGCAGCTACAGGTAGTAATAAAATACAAGGCCTGATAAGTTATGCTTTAATAGATAGATCGCAAGAAAATGGATAAAGATAAAATAGAACATACTCATGATAATGGAATTACTCATTCTCATGAAGGAGGAGATGTTCCTCACACACATGATGAGTTACCAAAAATAGAATGTACAACTATAACAACATATAGAAATACTAAGACAGGAGAAGTGCATAAAGAAAAAGTAGAGGGACCTGATATCGTACAAGATGTTACAGTTCAAGTTACTAATAAAGGTCTAGAAGTATTTCAGAAAGTGATGAATGAAAATAAGAAACCAAAACCCTAGAGGTGGCACAGAGTTACAATTTGAATATTTAAGAAATCATGTTGAACATAGCTTACTTAATCAAGTAAAAATTTGTACATCCGTACCAGAAAAAACACCATTAGATCCAACAAAGATAAATATACTTTGGCAAAAAAATTCTTGGGATCAACCTAATTTACATCCGTGGTTTAAAGATAAATCTAATCACAATAAATATGATTGGTATGTATTTAATTCTAATTGGAACTTTGAACAATTTACTAAACACTTTGATTTACCTAGAGAGAAATGTGTTGTAATTAAAAACGGTATTGAGAATGTAGAACCTATACCTACTATATATAAAAAAGGTGATCCAATAAAAATTATACATCACTGCACGCCATGGAGAGGATTATCTGTATTGTTAGGTGCAATGCAATTAGTTAAAAATCCTTTAATTACTTTAGATGTGTATTCATCTTGTGAAGTATATGGTCAAAGTTTTTTTGAACAAAATGATCATCAATATAAAGCTTTGTATGAACAAGCAGAACAATTACCTAATGTAAATTACATCGGTTACAAACCAAATGAATATATAAAAAAACATTTAAAAGATTACAGAATGTTTGTGTATCCTAGTATTTGGGAAGAGACGTCTTGTATATCTTTATTAGAATCTATGTCTGCAGGTTTGTATTGTATTACAACTAATTATGGTGCTTTGTATGAGACAGGTGCAGAGTTTCCAATGTACGTGCCATATTCAAATGATTATAAAAGTCTAGCTAAAAAGTTTGCTGCAGGAATAGAAGCAGCTGCAGATATGTTAGATACAGACGGAATAAATCAACATTTAAAAATGCAACAAAACTATGTAAACAGGTTTTACGATTGGAATGTAAAAGGACAAGCTTGGACTAGATTTTTAATGGGGGCTATAAATGCAAAACAATGATCCAATATGGTTTTCTGAACAAAAGAAAACAAACGCAAACGCAGATACATATCAAACAGAAAAAATAGAACAGGTAGATTCTGTAAGAACTATAAACATAAATGAAATGTTAGATCGACCAAAAGCAAAGATCATGGTAGCTACTCCATGTCATAGCGATGTGTCTATGCATTATTGTCAGGCTGTGTTAAAGTTTCAATTAGAATGTATGCAACAAGGTATTCTTGTTAGCTTTACATTACTTAAATCATCACTTGTTACACAAGGTAGAAACCTTTGTGTTGCAGAGTTTTTAAATCACAAAGACCATTACGATTATCTTTTATTTATAGATTCAGACATAGATTTTAATCCTAAGACTATTTATAAAATGATAGGTGCAGATAAAGATGTTATCTCTTGTCCATACCCAATGAAGACATTTGATCTTGATAAGATGTGGAAGAAGATGAAAGAGACAGACATTGTTAAAACAAAAGATGATGTACTAAGAGCCGCACATGTATTTCCTATTAAGATTGGTAAGAACGAATTAGAAATGAAACATGGTGTTATAAAGGTAACTCATGCTCCTACAGGATGTATGTTAATTAAAAGGTCTGTTATTGAGAAAATGATTAAACATCATCCAGAATTAGAAATATATCAACCAACTGTAATTAATGGTAAAGAAGTTAAAAAAGAAAACTTTTACAATTTATTTGATACTTTACATGATGTAGAGACTAAAAGATATTTTGGTGAAGACTTTGGTTTTTGCCAAAGATGGACAGATATGGGTGGAGAGGTCTATATCTATGCATTGGACTATATTACTCATGTTGGTGACCATCAATATTGTGGTCGATTCTTTGATCTATTGGAACATGCAAAACGTGTTGACGATAGTGAAAAAATCAAATAAACTGCAATACTACAGGAAATATACCTGCCCTAAACTAGTTTAATTAAAATATGACAATATCACGTATGCAAAACCAGAGACAAATGTATGGCCTAGGAAGCTTAGTAAAATCTATTACTAAACCTCTTAAAAAGGTAGCTAAAGGTATTAAAAAAGTAGCTCTTCCTGCAGCAGCTCTGTATTTTGGATCTAAGATACCTTTTGGTGATAAAACTTTAGGATCACTTTTTGGAGATAAGATAAGTGGTATTTTAAGTAGTGAAGCTCTTAAAAAAGGAATGGGTAAAATAGGTGATACACTTCTTGATGTAGGTGTAGGTTCTTTAGTAGGTGGTGGTTTAGATTATCTTCAAAGATCAAAATTACCTCAACCTGAAGAAAAAATACAAGGTAGAAGTAGAGCAGAGATAGACGAAGTCATATCTGGATTAAAAACAAATTATGAAAATTTAGGATATGAACCAGGTGAAATAGATCTTCTTGTAGAACAATATATTAATCAAAATTATCCAGGATACTACAGAGCAGATGGTGGCAGAATAGGTTATGCTAGAGGAGATACTGCAGAACAAAATGCTATGCAGGCAGCAGGCATCATGGATCTACCATTAAATCAAAACCCTGCAGGTGTAACAGAATTAGATCTTAGAGAAACAGGTGGATTTATTCCTCCAGTTGGTGTAAAAGAAAAGGCAGATGACATTCCAGCAATGTTGTCAAATAACGAATTTGTATTTACAGCAGATGCTGTAAGAGGAATGGGTGATGGTAACGTCGATAAGGGTGCAGAACGTATGTACGCTATGATGAAACAATTAGAAAACGGAGGAAGAGTCTAATGGCTACAGATACAATAACACAAATAAATCAACCAGCTCCGTTTATTGAAGCGGCAGCAAAACCGTTTTTACAAGAACTAACAACAGCAGTTGGTGATTTTAAAGGTCAAGATCTTACTAAACTATTTGGTCCACAATTTGTAGCTGGACCAGGTGCACTACAAACACAAGCAGAACAATTAGCAAGTGGATTAGGTGGTTTTCAACCTTTCTTACAAACTGCAGCAGCGAGCACTGGCCCATCTGCTTATCAACAATTTATGTCTCCGTTTCAACAAGATGTTATTGATACAACATTAACAGAATTTGATAGACAAACGGCTGCTGGTATACCTGCATTAAATGCACAAGCTATTCAAGCAGGTGCTTTTGGTGGCGGTAGACAAGGTGTACAACAAGCAGAGTTTCTATCTAATCAAGCTAGAAACAGAGCAGCACTACAAGCACAGTTATTACAATCAGGTTTTGGTCAAGCTCAACAGTTAGCAGCACAAAATTTTGGACAACAAATGAATTTAGCTCAAGCAACTCCTGCATTGTTAGGTCAACAGATTGGAGCGTTGTCAACACTTGGTGCACAACAACAAGCACAAGCACAAGCAGGTTTAAGTGCTCAACAACAACAAGCACAAGCTGTAGCAAATCAACCATTACAAGCAGCACAGACTTTAGGATCAGGCATCATGGGTCTAATCTCAGGATATCCTGGTGGAACACAAACACAAATGCAACCAACACCTAGTCCTTTACAAACAGCGTTAAGTGCAGGTGCTACGTTAGCAGGAATATATAGATCATTACCGACTTAATATGAGTATAACACTTAAAAGACCAATGTTTAGAAGAGGTGGAGAAGTAGACGGTGGTATTACTTCTGGCATGAGAGAAAATTATGCTAAAGGTACACCATCAGAAAGAATCAAATCAGTTCTTGATGAATACTCTGCACCAGCTATTGATCCCATTAATCAATTATTAATTGAAGGTGGATTAAGAGGTATGTCAACTGCCGGTAAAGGCGGTGTGTTTGCTAATCTAGCCTCTGCATTTGAACAACCTACACAAAATTTATTTAAAAACTTATCTGCACAAAGAAAAGAGAAAAGAGATATAGCTCTTGAAGGTGTGATTGCAGATATAGGTCAAGAACAAACAGAAGAAGCGAATAGAATAAAATTAGAGATAGCTCAATTACAAAGAGATTTTGATGCTGCTCAAGGTGATTTAAATAGACAAAATAAAATACAAGTTGAATTAGAAAAAAGAAAAACAAAATTAGCTGAATTACAATTTAAAGTAGACAATCCAGAAGCGAAAGATCTTAGAACAGATCAAGTAAGACCTGCATTTGAAAACGTAGTAAATACATTAACAGCGACATATGTAGAGAGTAAAAACCCTGCAGTAAAAGCAAATCCAAACCAAACAGCTTTTAACGTAACTAAATTTAGAAGAGAAGCATCACCTGAAGTTTTATCTAAATACAAAGGATTTAAACCATACACATTTGATAACAAAGGTAATATTATGGCTTTACCTACAGATAGATACCTACCAGGTGATATTATATATGACCCACTATCTTCAGACTTTTTAATCTTTGATAATGCAGGTGGCACATACAAACTAAATCCGTTGACGTTTGAAATAGAGGAGGATTAACCTATGGCTACTCTAAGCCTAGACGATCCAAGATTTCAACCTTTAACTCCTGAAGAAGAGGAGAGAAGAAAGAAACAAAAGAAGATCACAGAAGACAATAAACAAGACCTTGTCAAAGCAGGCACAGATGAAACTGATATTGAATTACCTGCAGAAGATAATAGTGAAGTAAGTGGACTTACATCTTTTGTATCTGGTGTTGTATCAGGTGCAATAAAAATACCAGAGGGTGTAGCATCATTAACAGCAGAGCTAATGGATTTAGGAGCTGGTCAGTTACTAGGTTTACCTTCTACAAAAGATTCATCTATCAGTGCAGTTGCAGAAGTAGAACAATTCTTTGACAAACTAAATCCGTTTGAAGAATTAGCAGAACAAAGAGCTGCTGGTAAAATATCAGAAGCATTAACTCAATTAGTTGGTTTTGGTACAGTAGGTGGTAAGTTAAGTCTTAAAGCAGCTGACAGTATTGCAGAAAGATTAGCAAAAAAATCAATTAATGCAAAAA